CTCCCAAAGTGGTATATCCTCAACCGCCGTTAAGACGGTGTACAAGAAGTCTCTTGCCCATTGGAAGGGCGAGAGGCGCAAGCAGACATCTGCTTTCTCTATGGGGTCTGCCGTTCATGCTCTCCTGCTAGAAGAAGATCGTGACCTAGTAATTAAAGGTCCAAAGACTAGGGCGTCTAAAGGCTTTAAAGAGCTTGAGGAAAATGCTGAAGATGATCAGGTGGTGCTTACTGAAGTAGAGTATCACGTAGCACACCGCATGGCTCAGGAGACCCTGAAGAATGAGACCTGCCTAGCTGCTCTGCGGCACAAGGACCGTAAGAATGAGGTCTCTATATTCGCTGAGTGTGAGCGTACAGGCTTGATGCTTAAAACAAGGCCAGACCTCTACATACCTACAGAGGGTACGGTTTATGACGTTAAGACTACTCAAGATGCCAGCCCTACAGGGTTCGCGCAGGAGTGCTGGAAGTACAGTTACGATATACAGGCAGCATTCTACTTATACGTGTGCAACCTAGCTGGGATCTTAGTAGAACGCTTTCATTTCCTTGCAGTGGAGAAGGCTGCTCCATACGCCAGCCACATGCACGTAGTTAGTCCAGAGTTACTAGCGAATGCCACGGAGCGTATGCATAGGACACTGGCTGTCATTAAGGATGCTAGTGATAAGGAAGATTTTGGTACTGGGTGGGGCGAGTATACAGTCCTAGACCTCCCGAAGTGGCTATAACCCCACAGAGTGCCAAAGCGAAGGGCCGAAGACATCAGCAATGGGTAAGAGATAAAATTCTCGCTCTCTTCCCCAAAGCACTCCTCCCAGATGATGTCAGAAGCACTTCTATGGGCGCTGGCGGCGAAGACGTACAACTTAGTCCTGCCGCCAGACGCCTGTTCCCATACTCTGTAGAGTGCAAGGCCTTTAAATCATTCGCAATCTACAAGGTGATGGACCAAGCGGCAGATAATTGTCCGAAGGGTGCGGAGCCAATCGCCATTATTAAAGCTGATCGCCAGAAACCTTTGGCTGTCATGGACGCAGAACACTTCTTTAAATTGATTGGGAAAAATAGTGCCAAAAGTAAATCTACCCGAAAATAGTATTCATGTAATGCTCACCCTTGATCCTGATAGTGGCAGCATGACCCTGTCATCGCAGGGCAACATCCCCGAAGACTTAGATCCTGACTATGTGAAAGCCATGATGGATATATCCAACGGCCTTTGCATGATTTTGGAGAACGGTGTCGAGTATCTAGCCACAACCGGCTCCATTCTAACTGCACTAGAAGAAGAGATGAGCGAAGAGGTTGTCTTTGAACCGGATGATGAGCTTCTGGATGCAGTGTCGGATGCCAAGATTATTGATTTTAGTAAGAAGGTGCATTGATGAACGCTCGCAGTAAAAAAATGACTTACGAAGATCATCTACGGGATTACCCAATTGATGAAGATCCAATGCCCATCATGGATGTGGTACATAAGCCGCCTCACTACAATAATGCGGGCATAGAGTGCATCGACGCTATGGAAGCTATGGTAGAGGGCGCTGATGTAGAGCCTCACGCCGCCTACTGTTGGCAGAATGCTTTTAAGTATCTGTGGAGATGGCCTTACAAGTCTAAGCCTATCGAAGACCTCAAGAAAGCCCGTTGGTATCTAGACCGGCTGATCGAGGAGCTTGAAGAATGATCACTCAGGAAGATATCGACGCAGTGGCTGAACTAGCAGAGCCACTATCACAGGCTGGCTTACATAATATGCCAGAGGACTGGGATAAATATAGGCATCCCTCGCCTCTGGAAATGGTCTCTGACTTCGCATCCAGAATGGAGCAGCCGTTAGGCGAGAAGTGGAAGTTCAGCAAGAAGCTGGAAGATTTTCGCTGGGATATGATTCAGGAAGAATACGGGGAAGCTTTTGATGAAAGCTGCAACGGGAATAACCCTGAAAACATGCTCAAGGAATTAGCTGACTTAGTCTACGTGATCTACGGATACGCAGCCACATACGGCTGGAACTTAGACAAGGCAGTTCGCCGTGTACACCGCTCCAATATGAGCAAACTGGGCTTAGACGGCAAGCCGCTTAAAGGACCAGACGGCAAAGTGCAGAAGGGTCCAAATTATAAAAAACCAACGCTAACGGATCTTGTGGAGACCAATGATGAATAACCTACTACCAACTGACTACCAGACCTTTATCGCAACCAGCCGCTATGCTAGGTGGCTTGAAGAAGAAGGCCGAAGAGAGACATGGTCAGAGACCGTATCTCGCTACATGGATAATATTGTGCGCCCTAAAGTAGGTGCGGAGTTTAATTCATCAGAAATAGAACAGGCCATCCTAAGCCTAGAAGTCATGCCCAGTATGCGGTCAATGATGACGGCTGGAAAGGCGGCTAACCGCGATAATACGTGCATGTATAACTGTAGTTATTTAGCCGTAGATGACCCGAAAGCCTTCGATGAGGCTATGTTCATCCTGCTCTGTGGGACTGGGGTAGGGTTCTCTGTCGAGCGTCAATACATCAACAGTCTCCCAGAAATTCCGCAACTCTTCTACAGCGACACTATTGTCATGGTCAGGGATAGTAAGGAAGGATGGGCTAAGGCTTTCAGGCAAGTTCTTGCTCTCCTGTGGGCTGGTGAAATTCCTAAGTGGAATACGGAAAAGGTTAGACCGGCTGGTGCGCGACTAAAGACATTCGGGGGCAGGGCGTCTGGCCCAGCGCCGTTGGTTGATCTGTTTAACTTTGCAGTCACTACGTTTAAAAATGCTCAAGGTCGTAAGCTGTCTTCGATTGAGGCGCATGACCTGATGTGCAAAGTAGGTGAAGTAGTAGTCGTTGGTGGTGTACGCCGATCCGCAATGATTTCCCTTAGCAATCTATCAGATGACCGTATGCGTCATGCTAAGTCCGGTAAGTGGTGGGAGAATGACCCACAACGTGCATTAGCAAACAACTCTGTGGCCTACTCAGAGAAGCCTGACAGCATGTCCTTCATGCGGGAGTGGACTGCCTTAGTAGAGAGCGGGTCAGGGGAGAGAGGCATCTTCAACCGGCAAGCTGCTATTAAACAAGCTGCTAAGAATGGACGCCGTGACCCTAATCGTGAGTGGGGTACTAATCCCTGTAGTGAGATAATTTTAGCTGGGCCTAGAACTGATCCTAAGACTGGTAATCCCATTGCCGGTACAGGTGGGCAATTTTGTAACCTCAGTGAAGTAGTTGTGCGGGCAACCGACACGATAGAGGACTTGGAGCGTAAGGTTAGGCTGGCTACTATTTTAGGAACCGTACAGGCTACCTACACTAAGTTCCCGTACCTTCGTAAGGTCTGGGAGAAGAATACTGCCGAAGAGCGTCTGCTTGGCGTCAGCCTGACAGGTATTATGGATAACCCTCTTATGACTACAGCTAACAAGGGTTTGGCTGAGACTTTAGAGCATCTCAAGCAGGTTGCTGTGGATACTAACAAGGAGTGGGCTGATAGGCTTGGCATAGAGCAGTCGGCTGCTATAACTTGCGTTAAGCCAAGTGGAACGGTGTCACAACTAGTAGATAGTGCTAGTGGAATACATGCACGGCACTCTCCATATTATATCCGTACAGTGAGGGGTGATAATAAAGACCCTCTAACGCAGTTTATGATAGATCAAGGCATTCCCAATGAGCCAGAGGCGTTTAAGCCTGATCAAACGACTGTCTTTAGCTTTCCGGTGAAGTCGCCTGAAGGAGCGGTCTGCACCGCAGATATGACGGCTATTGAGCAGCTTGAAATGTGGCTGATGTACCAACGGCATTTTGCGGAACATAAACCAAGCGTAACTATCAACGTAAAGGCTGATGAGTGGTTTGAAGTAGGCGCATTTGTGTATGAGAATTTTGATGAGATGTCTGGCGTATCGTTCTTGCCGTATGATGATCATACTTATCAACAGGCTCCTTATCAAGAATGTGAGGTTTCAAAATACCAGATGCTGCTAGGTCAAATGCCTGAACGCATTGACTGGTCGAAGCTGGCAGACTACGAAAAAGAGGACACAACGGTCAGTATGCAGACGATGGCTTGTACTGGAGACAGTTGCGAACTCGTTGATATTTCAGCATAAATCCCAATAAAAAAGCCCTCAGATCGCTTGACCTGAGAGCGCATTTACACTAAAATGTATCTTGAATGGGGTTGAGATTGGTCCATCCTGTTCGTTGGTTGAGACCCCTGCTTTGGTTGGCGGGGGTCTCTTTCTATTCAGGGAAGTTTTTCCTAGTCTCAAAGTTAGGCATCACACCTAAAGCAGCTTCGGTCATGTCCTCACCAACCGCTATAGCTAAACTATTGAGTACTGGGTTACTATAATCTTGCTGGCCGTCTTCTTCTTCTCTGATACGGATTTGGTATCTACCGTCCAGCCGTGCTAACCGAAGAGCCGCTAAGGAAGCATCTCTGATAGCATCCCTAGATTGCCGCTTCCTAGTTATATCTACAAGATTAGCAAATTCTTTAGGGCTGGTAATAATGGTAGCCAAAACCTGTTTGTGGATTTCTTTTTCGAGGGCAATAATTTCCTCTACTCTAGCGGATGATAATCTACGCAGCATTGCAGCGGTTGGGTTCATGTAACCGGCTAGTACCAGAATACTGGTTGAGACAGCATCTCTAGTTTCTTCACCTATTCTAGTAAGTATCTCTGTATTAGAACCTACAGGAACATCCCTGAGCAGGGTTGGACCAGCATTGGCATATAAAACATTAAGAGCGTTGAATACACCTTCTCTAACTGACTCTGTGGCTGCGTCAGCGGCTCCCTCTGGAAAGATGATGTCTAAGCTCTTCATTAAGCCTTTGGCAGAATCGGCGGTAAGCTTAACAATCTGGCTTGGCTGTATATTACGAAGCGGTGTGCCGTCAGGTTTAAAGCCGGTTATGCTTGATCCAAATACTTTCGAACCGACTGTATCTAAAGCAACTGACTGTAAGGCTTGTTGAGCAAGAAGCCGTTGGCTAGTGGGTAGCTTATCTATCTCAGCCATTAGTTCTATAGTGCCATTGCTATCGGGCCTAGTAATAATATCCGACAGGGCTGCTCTAGTATCTGTTCTAGCGGCCTTACCTACACCACCCGATCTGCGAGTTACTCTAGATAGAAGATCATTTAGAACAGAGCTTTCTGCGGCCTTCAGAGCTTGCTTGGCTTGAGTAATGCTCTCTTCAGCACCTAACAAGTCATCGCCTAGATCACGCCGCCTCTGGCCTATGTCTACAACCATCTGCGCTAATCTGTCTGCGCTCTGGTCATTACCGGCTGCGCGTAATTGTTTGATGGCAGGAGCAATTTGCTGATTGAGGTCTATCTCACTCATGCCTTTTGTAGCCAGTACAGATAGCTTCTCCATCATCCTAGCCATGATGAGATCACCCATAAGAGGGGTGGTCGGCCCTACGTTACCCATAGATTCATCGATGGCTTCGTATAG